ATGGCTATTGCTCCTAATGCTAGTTCTTCCATTCTTATGGGTAATACTTCTCCTAGCATTGAACCTTATCGTGCTAATGCTTATCGTCAAGACACTTTATCAGGATCCCACTTAAATAAGAACAGGTGGCTCGATGCGATTATTCAAAAACAAGCAGTCAATCATAAAGAAGGTTGGTCAGACGAAGTATGGTCTAGCATCATTGCGAATGATGGTAGTGTTCAGCACTTGGATTGGTTGGGAGACTGGGAGAAAGATGTCTTCAAAACTTCTATGGAAATTGACCAGCGTTGGGTCATTCAACACGCTGCCGACAGGCAACAATATATCGACCAAGCACAATCGTTAAATGTATTCTTTAGACCAGATAGTCACATCAAGTATATTCATGCGGTTCACTTCCAAGCATGGAAGTCTGGATTAAAAACTATGTACTACTGCCGTAGTGATAAGATTGCTAAAGCAGATAAAGTATCAAAACGAATTGAACGAGAAATTATTAAAGAAATTAACTTGACAGCATTAACTACTGATGATGGTGCGTGTATGGCATGTGAGGGATAAATGTTTAGTGTTTATAAAAATATTCTACCAGAAGATGATTTCTTAATTGAATATGAAATGATAAGAGATAGTTCTTGGACATTTAATAACATTAGTTCTAAATCAGAAAACGCCATAACATTTTGGTATAAAAACTTAATAGAAAAACCATACTACTCAGAATTTTTATTTAAACGAATACAAAAATTAACCAATAAAACATTTGAATTAATATCAGTTAATGCAAATGGGCAATCATATGGTCAATGTGGAGATTTTCATAGAGATGCACTACAAGATGATTGCTATACATTTTTGATTTATATGAATCCAATTTGGCAACCAAACTGGGAAGGTTTTACTATCTTCCAAGAAAATGATGAAATTCAATCATATCTTCCTGTACCTAACAGTGGAGTATTATTTAAAAGTAACATGCTACATTATGGTAGCGACCCATCAATCCATTGCAAACAATTACGAATAAGTGTTGCATTTAAACTAAAAGAGATAAACAATGTCTAAAATACATAGCAGAATGACAGATGAAAGAAATTACTTCAAACCATTTAATTATCCATGGGCATATGATGCATGGTTAAAGCACGAGCAATCACATTGGTTACATACAGAAGTACCAATGGCTGAAGATGTAAAGGATTGGAAAAAGAAACTAACACAACCCGAAAAAGATTTCTTAACAAACATCTTTCGTTTCTTTACACAAGGTGACATTGATGTCGCTGGTGGATATGTGAAGAACTATCTTCCATACTTTCCACAACCAGAAATTCGTATGATGTTGTCTGGATTTGCAGCACGTGAAGCACTACATATTGCTGCGTATAGCCATCTGATTGAAACCTTGGGTCTACCCGAAGTTACATATTCCCAGTTTATGGAATACCAAGAGATGAAAGACAAGCACGATTATGTTGCTGACATCTCATCACGTAATGGTACTATTGCTTCAACTGCTGAACACATTGCTGTGTTTTCTGCATTCACCGAAGGTATGCAGTTATTCTCTTCATTCATCATGCTTTTGAATATGCCACGCCATGGTATGATGAAAGGTATGGGACAGATCGTTACATGGAGTATTGTTGACGAAACTATGCATGCTGAGTCAATGATTAAGTTATTCCGTGAATATATAAAAGAGAATCCACAAATCTGGAATGATGAACTCAAGGGTAAAATCTACACTATTGCAGAACGCATGGTAGAACTTGAAGACAAGTTTATCGATATCTCTTTTGCTGGCTCAGAGATGCGTGATCTATCCGCTGAAGACGTAAAGAAGTATATTCGTTATATCGCAGATCGTCGCCTAATCTCTCTTGGTATGAAAGGTGTATTCAAAGTTAAAAAGAATCCACTGCCATGGGTTGAAGAAATGATTAATGCACCAGTACACGGCAACTTCTTTGAGAATCGTGTAACTGATTATGCAAAAGGCACTTTATCTGGTGACTGGGGTGATGTTTGGGGTAAGGCAGCATAATGTCACATATCGTAGCGAACTTACCACCTATTAAGTGTTTTGTACGCAGAGAGTTTCTCTATGACTTTGAGAAAGGTCACGGAGAACTTGAACCTTGTTGGTGGGTTAGCATTAAGTCTTTACGAGGACAAGCGTTTCGTATTGAATCGTATCTAAATAATTACGGTGCTTTATATGATAAACTACCACTACATGCTTACTGCTGGAAACCAATTGAAGGTGAACCACTACCCCTAGATTATCTTCAGTTGTGGGATTGTCTTTCTTATGATATCACAGTGATTAAAAAAGCACAACTACAGTCAATGCGTTGTAAGTTTAAATTGAAGAACGGAGATTGGCAGTATGGTGTTTATCTTTTTACAGTTGATTCTGCTCATCCTGATTTTAACATTCTTGATACAGGGTTTTCTGAAGATCCAGAAGACCACAAGTCTTATAATTTCATTCAGTGTGATAATGGGCAGTTTGCTGCTCAGCCAAATAATCGTTTAATTATATTAGAACCAAGCAGCAATCCAAAAGAACTAAAACATCCAGATTTTAAAGTTGCCACTGTCAAATGGTCTGTAGAGTCAGATTCTAAGTGGGCACTGGGCGATACTAAAACAGTCATGTACGAGGAGTAATATGGCATATTCAAATAAAGTTATTGACCACTATGAAAACCCACGTAATGTTGGTTCTCTGGATAAAGACGATCCATCAGTTGGAACTGGCATGGTTGGTGCACCAGCATGTGGTGATGTGATGAAGTTACAGATTAAAGTTGAAGATGGAATTATTACAGATGCAAAATTTAAAACATACGGATGTGGATCTGCAATTGCAAGTTCCTCTCTTGTTACCGAGTGGGTTAAGGGCAAGACATTGGAGCAAGCAGCAGTTATTAAAAATTCAGACATTGCTCAAGAACTCGCATTGCCACCAGTCAAAATCCATTGTAGCATCCTTGCTGAAGATGCCATAAAAGCAGCAATAAACGACTATCAACTAAAATGTGAGTGCATATGATTACTCTAACAGAAAACGCAAAAATACAACTTACTGAGATTCTTTTAGATGAACCCTCTATGAAATATGTAAGAGCATTTATTACTGGCGGAGGATGTTCTGGTTTTAACTATGGATTTACGCTTGAAGCTGACAAAGAAGAAGATGACTTTGTTATTGATAATCTCGTAGTTGATGCTATGAGTATGCAATATTTTGATACGGCAACAATTGATTTCACTAGTGACAAACTAAAAGGTTCACAGTTTGTTATCTCTAATCCTAATGCAAAATCCACTTGTGGATGCGGAAGTTCATTTAGCGTATGATAACAAAATATTTTGAATGTGAAAGTTGTGACGCAAGAGGAAAGATAGTTCTCAAGGGAGAAGACAAGGTGCTTGCTGATATTGTCTATTGTCCTGTGTGTTCTGCTGATATCTACGAAGAAGAGGAACTCGACGAGGATGAATAAATATGTTCTATGTGGACATATAAAAACATTATTGTTGAGGAATTACCAGAAGACTGCGTTGGCTTTGTTTATTTAATTACGAACAAAGCCAGCAGTCGTATGTATGTGGGTAAGAAACTATCTAAGTTTTCTAAAACTACATACAAGATGATGACACAGAAAAACGGAATCAAGAAACGAAAGAAGATCCGTAGCAAAATAGACTCCGATTGGATGGAGTACTATGGTTCGAGTTTAGAACTAAATAAAGATGTAGAGTCTCTTGGCAAAGACAACTTTGTTCGTGAGATTCTTTTCTTTTGTAAATCTAAAGCTGAATGTTCTTACATAGAAGCACGAGAACAGTTTGCACGAAAGGTGTTGGAGTCAGACGACTACTACAACGGACAGATATCTGTTCGAGTCCATGGCTCTCATATTAAAAACAAACTATGACATATTTACTTTTTGCAGTTGCACTATCATTGTCGGCACTTGCTGCGTATTACGCAGTGATGGGTCTTGTCGCAATCTTTGCTGCAGCTGTTGTACCGATTGCTCTTATGGGTTCGTTGCTTGAGGCATCGAAACTTGTAGTGGCATCATGGCTCTATCAAAACTGGAAAGAAATTCCAACATTGATGAAGTCATACTTTGTAGCTGCCTTGATAGTGTTAATGTTATTAACATCAATGGGCATTTTCGGATTCTTATCAAAGGCACATTTGGATCAAGCAATTCCTACGGGAGATGTTCAATCTAAGTTAGCATTGATTGATGAGAAGATTAAAACAGAAAAGGAAAATATCAATGCAAATCGTAAAGAACTTACTCAACTCGATGCTCAAGTGGATCAAACCATCGCAAGAACAGACGATACCAAAGGAACAGAGCGAGCCATTACCGTCCGCAGAAGCCAGCAAAAAGACAGAGCCAGAATCCTCAACGAAATCGGTACAGCGCAAGCCAAGATCGCCAAGTACAACGAAGAACGTGCCCCCATCGCCAGCGAAGTCCGTAAAGTCGAAGCCGAAGTCGGTCCAATAAAATACATTGCTGCATTGATATATGGTGACGAAAGTTCTAATGATACGAATATGCTTGAAAAAGCAGTTCGTATCGTCACTATACTAATTGTTATAGTATTTGATCCGCTGGCAGTATTATTATTAATCGCTGCTAACTGGAATCTCAAACATACTGGTACAAGAAAGTGGAATGACTTTTTTGAGAAACCACCTGTTGAAGACTTTCCAGAAAAAACAGAAGTTAGACTTAATGACGAAATAAAAGTCGATGAACCAAGCACAACTCCTGTTTTTGATCATATTACAGAACATTTATCAAAAGAACAATTAGAAACTACTATTGTTCCAGAAGAAATTAAAAAAGAA